CAACCGATTTACTCTCATTTATAGGAACTCCAATCTTAGTCATAACTTCTAAGTACTTATTCGCTAATAATTCATCAAAGATGATAATATCATCCCCAAGAATTTCATAACGAATTTCCCAAGAAAGTAGACCAGGGTTTAAGGAGTGGGCGCAATATTGCATCAGTAAATGATGTGTAATTGCTAGCATTGCTCATGATGACAATGCTCCCATAGGCTGTCCAACTCTATATCTTAAAGATTGTTTATAAGTCATATCATGTTTATATATATAATCACGATCAACTAATAAACCTTTTCAAGACTTCGCAACCTCTTTACCAAATAAAGAAGCAAGGATATCTCCCTGTAATTTTATAGGTAAACGATCTGTAGCTGCAGATAAATCATAACCGTAAGAACAACCATATTTGGTTGCCTTTTGGCATGATCTTTCAAATGCTAAATTTTGATCGAAGGTACCATCATTTGGTATTCTTTTAAGAATACTAAATAAAGTATCATGAAGTGGGCGTAAGAGAGATTGAGTTCAACCATCAACAATGGCGAAAATTCTCAATTTTCCGGCAGCTTCTTCCTTAGATGATAATTGTCCTAAGGATAAGTTTATGTCTTGTTTACAATTACTAAACGTTCTATAAAAGAATGTAGATAATTGTTCGTCTGACATTTTCTTATCAAACTTAAAGCAAGAATTAATCTTATCAATAGTATTAATAAGATTAGAATTCGTTGCCAGACAATATTGTCTAAAATGAGAATAAAGAATCTCATTATTTCCGATAGCTATAGCATCCATCACTAATCCAACTCAAGATTTCTTATGAGTTGGGGATGCTGTCTCAAGGAACCAAAATTTGTTACTTGACAGACTATTAATATTAAATGATCCTTTAATAACTGAACGAGAATTTTTCTCCATTCAGTGACCAAGCACGTTTAAATATAATAAATCTCCAGAGTAACAATCTACTATAGTATCTAATTTTAATTTACATGGCATCGAAATTACTCGATAGACATTAAATAAAGAAAGATACATCCTAATCACTTTATGTGATCCAGCCACTATAGATCTACGATCTCTAGGGCCGATCCATATAGGTAGACCGGAAGTAGATAATCTTGGTAAATTAAGGTCGGGTTCAATCTCTTTCAAAGATTTGAAAGGTTGACCGGCTATAACCTTAGAAATAGCTAAGCTACATGCTTTTAAGTATTTTACTACATAAGTTGAACCATGTCTTTTATATAAAACTAAAAGATATAATGCAAACTTATGATAGAGGCGAATACGGGCAGTGATCTTCTTATTTGATCGTAAGCTTAAAGATACTATCTTTCAAGCAAAACGATTAAATAAGCTCAATAATTCTTTCGAATTATCGAGGTGTATCAACTTGTCTTTTACCAATTCTTTTGTCTTTTGGATAAATTTAGTGATTTTAATATTTTTTAAAGTCATGAATTTATTTAAAGATTTAAGAGCTCAATACTTTTTTGAGTCTACGGTCTACCCGACGAAGTCGGAACCAATAATAAGTAAAAGATAGGTCTGCGTTGACCCCTGACGGGGCGCGAAATACAGGCCACCAAACCGCTCACTCTTTAGTTAAGTACTAAAGGCTAGTAAGCTTTATTTTTAAACCCAGTCTCCCCGATGGTAAATACACATTCATTAAATTAAATATCGTTAATTTAATAATTGAGTTTACGTCACGAGGCTACTCGAAAAGAATGCAAATTCTTTTCTTCAAAAGAAGGTTTTCTGGTTAATCACCAGAGTTTCCTTGAACCGTAG